CGGCCAGCACGGCGCGCAGGCGGGTGAGGTCCTCGCCGATGCGGTTGATGTCGGTCTGGGTGACGAAGGCCAGCAGGTAGGACTGCAGGGCGTTGGCCTCGGCGGAGAGGCGCTGGAGGTTGGCGCGAGCGGAGTCTTGGGGGCTCATGTGCGGGAAGGGATGGTGATCTCCTTGATGTCGCCGGGAGACTTCACGAAGTAGCGGACTTGGGAGCGCTTGAGGGTGGGGTAGGTGTGGACCTTCCAAGCCCGCATCGTCGTCTCCAGCCCCTTGGCCGTCGCGGCGGTGCACTCCCAGAAGGCTTCCCCGTCCAGCAGGATCAGGAGGCCGTAGAGGTAGACGCCGTCCTTCTCGGCGAGGCGCTCGATGGACTTCGGGATGTCAGCCATGGCGGCGCTTGTCGGCCCACGTGGAGCAGGCGTCGATGATGTCCTGGGGTTCGCACTCGGGGGCGTGGCGGACGACGTACCAGAGCTCGTCGCCGGCCTCGCGCATCTCCTCGTTGTTCTTTTCGAGTTGGGCGATGCGGGCCTTGGCGGCGGCGAGTTCGTTGATGCGCTCCAGGTTCTTCATGGCCTCGCCGATCGGGTCGAAGGGCTGGCCGCCGGGGGTGAGGAAGTCGCTCATTATTTGGTGAATTCGTAGACGGCGACGGCGATGCTCAAGCCAATCGAAAGGCCAGAAAGGAAGAAAGACCAAGCCAGCATCTTGGCGGTGCGTTCGTCGTCGCTCACGACTGGCCTCCCTTCTTGGCGGCGTTCTTGGCGTTTCGCCAATAAATCATAGCCTCTCGAACGATAATCGGCTCATAAGGGCAACCATTGAAGTCTGCTTGCAAGGTCATTTCCATCGCATCCCCGGCCTTGGTCAGGCGCTCGACCTCGGCCTTGAGGCGGGTCGCTTGCTCGAAAAGTTTCCAGTAGTCGGAGTATTCTACATAGATGCCGTCGTCTTTTGGTTCGACTCCGAAAGATGCCAGCCCCGTGTCTCCGTTGCGTAGCGTGTAGAACGGAGAGTATCGCTTCGGCTCGCTCACGACTGGGCCTCCTTGAGGACGGCCGCGTTGAAGGCCGGGTTGTTGGCGATGCTGGTGAGGTGCTCGGGGGTAAGGTCGGCCAGCCCCTGGCCTTCCTTGAGCCAACCCTTGCGCTGCAGGACGCGGACGGCGGCCTCGGGGTGGGCGAGGTATCCCGACGGGCGGATGGTTTGAGGGGTCTGGCTGGCCGTCTGAGGCGTTTTGATGGCGGGCGAGAGGGTGAGGCCGTTCCCGTCGAGGTCGAGGTCCACGCTGACACAGCAGGCGGTCTGGATGGACTGCCGGCGGATGTAGGTCAGGGCGGCGCCAATCTTCTGGGGCTCCAAGCCGTCGGCCCGGATGAAGAGGTCGCCCCCATCAAAGGTCGCGCCGTCGCGGTGGCGGAAGGAAGTGACCACGCCGATGCGGCCGTCGGGCAGGGTGCGCACGATCTGGGTGAGGGCCAGGTTGTGCTTCGCGAGAACCGGCTTCACGGCGTCCAGCAGCTGGTCGAGGGAAACGTACTTCGACCCCTTGAAGGCGGGGTTGGACTTGTTCGCGCTGACGTTCTCCAGCGCGTTGAGGGCGGCGACGAAGTCCGCGTTGGCGTCGGTGGCTTGTTTGCTCATGGGTGCAGGGAAAGGTTACTTGCCGGCGGCGAGGTCGTCGATGCTCTGCTGGTTGAGCACCTTGAGGTGGCCGTTCACGGAGAGGGACCAGTAGTTGATGTTGCCCTTGCGGCGGGGCTTGAGGCGGGCGGCGACAGTGCCGTCGTGCAGGATGATGTAGCGCGTGTCCTTGATGGGGACGGGCGGAGTGACCAGGGACTGCGTGGTCTGCTCGTTGACGGGGATGGGTTGTTTCATAGGTGGGAAAGTTAGTTGATGGCGCCGCGGCGGGCGGCGTCGAGGATCAGCAGGGCGTCGGCGTTGGCCAGAGTCACCTTGAGCTGAGAGCCGAAGAGCTCGCCGGCCCGGGCCTTGAGTTTGTTCTTCCAGGCGGTGGTCGTCAGGTCGCCCTTGGTGCCGACGGGGTGGGCCTTCTGCCAGATCGCGGGACGGACGCGGTGGACCTCCCAGCCGCAGGCCACGGCGGCGCCGTAGAGGACGCCCGTGTTCCACATCAGTTTCCCGATGGCCGACCCGGGGATGTTGCGGCCCGCGTAAAGCGGGGGCTCTTCAAGATACAGCACGACCTTGTTGGCCTTCGTCGAGATGTCGGCCACCAGCTTGCAGACCTCCCAATCGGTGCCGGGCATGTTGAACGACTCCAGCCCGAGGTTGTCGTGGTAGGTGACGATGGCGCCGGAAACGCCGGGGTCCACGGCGACGAGCAAGGGCTTGTTCATTTGGTGCGGGTCGCTTTCGCCAATCGGGCAACGACGATGCGAGTGATGGACGGACAGCGGGAGAGGTCAAACCCTTTCGCCTTGAAGCCCGCAAAGCCGAGTTGGTGGGCGGCGTAGACTTCGCCGATCGTCGGGCGTCGGCCGAGGGCCAGCGTCAGGCGTTCCTCGTTGTACGTCAACCAAGAGGTCGCGTACTCGTGGCCGGCGATGGGGTCGAGGGCCAGCGTGTAAGGATAGGTGGGCAGGCCGTGGGCACGGCGCCAGCGGGAGGTGTCGGCCCAAGCTGCGGGGAAGAACTGGCACAGGCCACGCTCGCCCAAGCGGCCGATGGCTCGGGGGTTGCCGGCGGACTCGACCTGAATGATGGCGTCAACCTGGGCGGGAGTAATCGCGGGCAGGCAGGTGGCCGACGCGAGCAGGAAGAGCAGGGGCTTCATGACTGCGACGTGGGGTGGAGGGTGCCGGTGAAGAGCTCGCCGTCCTTGTCGCGGTAGCGCCACTTGAGCAGCGCACGGCCGGAGGGGGAGAGGTGGGCGTACAGGTCCACGTCGGTGCACCCGAAGAAGACCAGCATCTGCTCGGCCTCGGCGGCCTGTTGGGCCACCTGCTCGTTGGCGTACTTCGGGGTCCAGTCGCCCTGCAGGACGCGGTCCCGGGCGTAGCCGATGCCCAGAATGAGGGTCTGCACCTCTTGGGAGGGGTTGCCTAGGTTGGTCATCAGTTGCGGGGCTGGCGGGCGGTGTACGTCAGGCGGATGTCGCCCAGGTCGTCGCTGTAGTCGAGGAAAGCCTCGATGCGGCCGAGCGCGTTGACCTCGACGATCAGGTCGCGGATGCCGGAGGCGGAGAGCACGGCGGTGAGGTCGCTGACGGCGTTGTTCACGACGTCCTTGGCCGACCCCTTGGAGCCGCCGGCGAGGAGGTACTGGGCGCCGTCGAGGTTCTCGCAGAAGTTGGCCAGGGCGTTGCGGACGGGGTCGTCGCGGTGGGCCTTGCGGATGGTGGGACGCATGTCGGGGGCGTGGGCGTTGGCGTCGGGCATGGTGCTGCTGGGATTAGCCGGCAAACGGCAGCGGGGTGAGGAAGCGCTTGAGGATGGCGTAATCGCAAACGAGCAGCATGTATTTGCCGTCCTTGAGATGGACGCTGCAAACAGTGCCATCAGTGTTTTTGGCCGAGATGCTTTCGATGCAATCGACGTTGAGGATGATGCGTTGGGGGGCGTCGTCGTTGATGTTGATGACGCGTTGGACTTCGATGAACTTGACCGGGCTGGATGAGAACATGGTGGTGGGTGGGTTGGAAATTAGAACTTGGGGTTGTCGATGATCTCGAGCAGGCTGGGGCCGTCGGCGAGGGCGAGGATGTAGGCCGCCAGCGCGAGGCCGGCGAGGAGGGCGAGGATGAGTTTCATGGCTTGGTGTTGGGTGGGAGATTAGAGGGAGCCGGTCATGCAGAGGGCGGTCTGCAGGGTGCTGGTCTGCTCCTTGTTGATGCGCTTGCCCTTGATGAGCTGCAGGGCGGCGTGGTAGGCCACGCAGGCGATGATGTGGGAGTCGTTGGCGTCCTCGAGATCGCACTCGTAGGAGTCGTGGTCGGCGTAGAGGCCGGCCTTGTAGGTGGCCTGCACCTGGTTGAGGTTGCGGACCTGTTCTTCGACGATGGCTGCGAGGGCGAGTAGCACGCTGGGCTTTTCGACGATGGTGACGAGCTGGGCTTGGGTGGTCATGGCTTTGGGATTTGTTGGGGGTTGATTAGATGTCCAGAACAGCGGCCTCAAGTCGGGCGATGCGAGCGGCCTCACCGCGGAACACCCGGGTGAACTTAAGGTCGCCGGCAGCGTGGCGCTCCTTGACGATCTGCTCGGCCTTGCGAAGGTTGGACAAGCCGAGGCGGCGCACGATTACGTGGCTGGACGTGACTTCGATGTCGGGCTGGGGGTAGGCCAAGTCCTTGGTGGCGTGGAAGTCTTCCTCAGCGAGCGCATGAGCGTGGTACGCGGCGCTCCACTCCTGGATGGCTTGGCGCTTGTTGTCGGAGTTCCTGAGGGTTTCCTCAGCGTCGAGGAAACGTAGTTTGCAGGCGGCCAAGGTTTTCTTGGCTTCGTTGTGGTTGTTGATGAGCTGGGCTTGGGTGGTCATGGCTTGGTGGGTACGGGGATGAGTAGGCAACACCTTTGCCAAGGTTGCAAGGCAAAAGAATTGGAAAGTTTCCAAAGGGGGTCAAACCCAGCCCCGTTTGGATACTCGCACCCCGCCCCTAGATACCACCGCCAAGGGGTCTAGAATGCCCTAAGAGGCGTTTTGACGGCGAAGGCGGAGGAAGACCGCCACCCCCACCCCTAGGCACCCTATCGAAAGGGCCCACCCTAGGTCGCGGCAGGACTTGAGGGCCAGCGTGGCCGACGTCAGGTTGCGCTCCAGGTTCTTGTCGTCGCTCTTCGTGCCGGCGTCGGTGATCAGCATGACCATGGCGTTGGTGTCCTGAAAG